TGGTGACTGAAGACTTATCATTATAAGCAATAAAATAACGGCCATAAACGGTTGCTCCCGTTAATTCTTTTGGCCTGATAATATGAAACACCCCGTCTTTCTGGGTTATATAAGCATTGTATTTCTTTAATACCTCTTCGAGCACTTCGTAACATGAATAATTACGGAAGGCAAAACTGTCTAATAGAACCTGGTCTAATGGGGAATCATCAACAGTGTTATCTGTTGTATTCTCATAAACATTGATAAACTCTTTAAATTCCGTGAATCCGATTTTTTCCAGACAGTCAAGAATAACCTGGCTCTCATATCTGTGACCCAAATAATAATCACCCTCATTGTCATAGGCTTTATTTTTGAGAATACCAAGCCCACAAGCAGCACGGACGGTCACCGGATAAGAGACACCCTCATACGGTTCGGAATAGTCACCCACAATTATATATCCTGTCCAATAATGTGCGGAGTTGTAAATTTTCACCCTGAATTGGAGATCATCAACACTGCTGAGCTCTATATATTGGAAATCAATATCGGAATAAATTGTGAAGCTGGCCTGAATACCCCTTATCGTACTGAATACATTGTCGCTGGTTGCAAGATGATCAAATATAATCGGGACTCCCGAAAATTGAAGTTTATTAATGGAACCTTCGTAACCATCCTTCTCAATATCGAGTCTCCAATCGAGTCCAAGAATATCGGTAAATTCCCCTCTATATTTTACACCCCATTCCATTATGTGTTCCTCTCCATCATCTCGGCTGTTCTTACAACTGCGAAATAAAGATCAGTACCTTTTAGTTTAACGTCTTTAAATTTAAACTCGAAGGTGCCCCCCATCGGAGTTACTTTTGAGCCTCTTGGAAGATTCACAACTTCCGGCCCACGTTCACCGACCAGCGACAGCCCGCCAGGTGCATAATTGGTGCCTGAAGCAAAACTGCCCGTCAGAAACTTACCGAAACTAACACCCTCCAATAATCTACCAGTAGCAAACATTTCAGGGAATAAAAGTTTCAGTATCCCGAATACGGCTGCCTTTGCTGCCAATTCCGCAGCGATCATTTTTATACTGTTGATTAGTGCCTCGGCCATACCCTTAAATCCCCGGTCAATATTTGAGAACATAGACTGAAACGCATCTGTTAATCCATAAACAATATTGGCCTGATCGGTCAGAACTTTATTCATCTGGTCAATCTCAGGGAGTTGTTCTATATATGATTTCTGAAGTCCGGGTGTTGCTGGTGTTGTACCAAGTGTCGGAAATGCCAAATTGGCTGTTGATATTCCTTTTAAATCTGTTGCGCCGGCTGTTGCTGCAATTTCAGCATGAACAATCTTCCATGCAGCAGCCATTTGTTTTGACGATTCAGCCCCGTCATATATTTTTTTGACAAGATCAGATATTGTATTATCTACTTCCTTGATGACCTCTACAACACTAACATCAGGAAGCATGGGCTTCAAATCCCATTTCGCACTTTCTTTTGCTCTGGCAGCAGTAATTTCAGGCTTTTCAAAAAAATGTCTTAACAAGCCCCTCTCTGAAATATCCTGAACGGCTCTTGCAAGTCCGGTAATTGATTTTTTAAAACCCTCTGATTCAACAATAGATTTCCCGATTACCTCAGTAAGATCACCCCATGCATTTTTTAATTGCTTTAGTGGTCCTAATCCTACTAATGCAGCAGCCTCGGCCTGACCTCCGACCTGTCTATTGAGTCCGGCAATGGCAGATTCTAAACGGTCAGTGCTCCCGACTGCTCCTTTAATTTCAATTCCGTAACGTGAAAGGGCATTTGTGGATGAACCAACAGATTTAGCAACCATGTCAGAAGCAGTAACCAGATTGCCTTCAAATTTTGCAGAAGCCAAATCCTGCACCAACGGCATGAGTCTCTTAATAGCTGATTCATTCGCCCCAATGACCATTGCCATACGGGATGCAGCCATTATGGTTTCCTCATCACCAAACAGGGTTTTCTTCTGTAAATCGGTAGCCTGTTGAATAAGACTCTTCTGTATATCAGACCGCCCCTTTAAGGCAATTAAAAGTGATTGTTCTGCCTTTGCCTGTTGGTCATAAGCGACTATGGATTGTTTGGTAAAATTAGCAATGGCACGGATACTAAAGAGAGCAAGGAAAGTTTTAGCGGCAAGACTCATGGTATTCTTAAATCCATTGATGGACTTGTTCATGTTCCCAACGGCTCGTTGAAATCCCGCAGAGTCCCCTTTAAACTTATAACCTATTGAATAATCTTTTGCCATTATACTAATCCGTATTTCCTATGATACTTTTCAATAGCCTTATACCATTCCTCACCCATTATATCAACGGCAATCTTTTCTGTTGATGCTACTGCCCGCCTGAAATATCCTGCATAAGAAGCACTTGATTTCATCCGCCCCGTCCGGTGTACATTTCCCAACTTGGTTGTATAGGATCGTTCAACCGTACCATCCTCAACTAAGTGCCCATGATGACCGATAAAACTACCCCTCTTCCTTGCTCCCACTATAACAGCTGGCTCATTGCGCATGACAAGCAATCCTATTGATCTGCGTAGGTTACCCGTAACGCTGTGGACAATATTTGCCTTTGCCTGAGTTAATGTTTGTTTGGTAGCTTTGCGAAGTGCGGAAATAATAATACTTCTCTGCTGTTTATACTGCAAATCCCTGAAAACTTTTTCAAGTCTTTCGGCATCGGGAGATTCTATTTTAAACTCGGCACTTTTCATTTTTTCTCCCAGGGGAATTTAAACAAGTCTTTAGGTGTTCTCATATTCTCATTACCCTGCATTGCCACTACTGACCAGTAACAAATAGTCCGCACCTGATCCCATGTCTTCTTTTCATTCTCGAACTTTGCATCATTTATTGCCATAACTTCATCAGGTGACATTTCATCCCAAAAATATACAGGGTCAATCCCCGAAATCCCCACACAATAGCCAAAGAGCTTACTGAAATCTATCTTCTCTACTTTTTTTTATCACCTCCCGACCCGAATAATTCTGTTATTGCCTGGTTGAATTTCTCCATAGCGTCAGGATACGGGTCTATAAGTTCATAAAACTCGTCAAAGGAATGTTTAAATGGAAGCCCCTCAGATTTCGCTCCGGCCTTTGACAAGTCATAGAAATAATAAATTGACAATTCCATGTTATCGGGGTCTTTCTTGCTCCTATTGAGATGAGCCAGCAGGGCACGATTGCTGTACCTGATATGAAACTCCAGTTCACCAAGTTTAACCAGCTTTGTCTTTAGCAGTTCCATTATTCAGCAGCGGGTTCGGTTATGGTTATATAAGCCGTTGCCTCCAACGGAGTAACAGGAGTAGTATCAGTTACCACAACACTATATTCCCCTGGTTCGAGAGCGGTAACATACTGTGTAGTCTCTGCTGCACGTGACCATACAAAGGTATAAGGTGCAACTCCACCTTTTGGGAAACAAGCTGAAAATCCATCATCAGCAGCATTTTCAGTACAATTAGTCTTAAATATTCCAACCCTTAAAGCATCTCCTGTACTAAATGCAAATGACCCATCGGCATTTTCAAAAGATACCGTATAAGAAGCGTTTGCCTGATCGCCAGCGTTCTGACTTAATCCGGTAATGATAAAATTACCCTCTGCATAAAATACGCTATCATCCAGAACACCCCCAACCAGTTCACCATCTGTAAGCACCGCCCCGGTCTGTTGACCAAAAGCAAGTTGAACAACATCACGGGCAAGATAAATAGCCCCCAGTGTTCCTATATCTCCATAGACCAAAAGATTATCAGAGGAAGCTGTAATATCAAGTCTTCCAACCCCCTTTGTGTTGAATATACCAGTATCCTTATTTGAAGTATCCCTGGTAGCCATCCTCATGTCTATTGAATGGGAAGTTGCATGAGCAATTCTCGCTCCATCAATAAAGACATAAAGATCAGTTCCATTAATTACTGTGTTCATTTTTCTTAATATTTATCAATCATTACACTAAAATTTAATTTCTGACCAAACATATTATCAAGCCATTCAAC